TCCTTCAGTGTAAAGAAGTCGCCTGACCTTGTGATGGTCTGAGAAGTGGCACACAGGGGGTTGTAAATGCCCCCTGATGCTGTATTGTTAACAAGTTGTCAGGAATTGATTCATGTCTAGAAAAGATCTTGCTATGAGATTTCGTCACATGATGGATATCGAAGGATATTGTTTCAAGACAGACTATCAAGAAATTTCTGAACTTTGGAGAGATTATGTTGATTTCATGCTGGAGTTGGGCAACATCAACCATAGCAAACATGCAGCGATTTATGATCACTACTGATGTGCCAGTCAGACTAGTGGCACACTAAACTGGCACGATGCCCAAAATGCTGTATTGTTAATGAGTCGTCAGGAATTGCCTCTTTTGAGAACTTACCGAATCGAGGTTGATCGTATCAATCCCGATCAATCTATCACCCATTTGGTAGAGTATCGTAAGATGCCCAAACCTAAAACTATCAAAGGATCTGATCGCCAACTTAACAACATGGTGAACAGGATTGCAGAGGAACTTAACTACTACCGTGTAGAGTTCAAACGTTATACTGTCTCGGTTGTCCCTTCTTTATGACAACTGTAATCATCGGTTCTTTAATCATTCTCTGGTTCTTCACTCCACTCAACAAATGAACGACACTCAACTTGCCCAATTCAAGTCTAACTATGCTGAGATGATTATCGAAGGCATGGATTACAAAACCATGGAAGCAATGGTCTACGATGTTATCATGGAATCGTTTGAACTTTACACTGAAGATGAGATGAAAGAGGAAGTCTTGTCTCACTATGATGAAGATATCCTGGCAGGTGTTATCGGGGGCAACCTGTAGACAGTTGGACTAGTGGCACACAGGGGGTTGTAAATGCCCCCTGATCCTGTATTGTAGTTAAGTCAACCAAACGGAGTCAATTTTGCGTAAGATCGAACGTCTTATGAACGCCGCTATCACTAACGGCGAAGATTTCAAACTCGATAACACTCAAGTTATCACTCTCAACAATATGGGAGAGGATATTTCTTTTGTATATCTCCATGGCAATCTGATCGCCATGGTTGATGAGAAGGGCATCAAATTGTATGATGGTGGTTGGCAGTCTAACACCACTAAGTCTCGCCTCAATGCTATTCTGAGTGAGCATGGTATCCCTGGTGAGGGTATCTTTCAAAAGAACTATCAGTGGTTCATTCGTCTCTACAATGGCACTGAATTCTTTGTGACTGAGTTTCGTGATGGTATGAAACTTGGTGCCCTTGCTACTAAGGACCTGTTGGTTTGAGTATTATATACAAAGAGCAATCATACGTGGAGTTTACATACTTCCACGTATGGTTCTTTTTTTATGCACCTCGCCTATATAGAGGGATCAAACGACAACTCATCAAATGACATTTGCCGAGTATTATCAACAAGAACTCTCAGAACAAGATGATAACGAGCAAGAGGATGTGTCATGGGAATGTATAGTGGACATTGAATATACCACTGCTGATTGAAGCATACGTTTGAACTAGTCGCGGCCGCGAGTGGACAATAGGCACACTGTCCACTAATCCCCCCAAAGCGTCCCCACCCGTGCCTATAATGTCTACATGACAAACAAAACCAACAACCCCTACGTCAACACTCTCATCGAAATGGGATACGATGAGGCAGACTGCCGAGTGGTAGCATCTGCTGGTGTTAAGAAGACCTTTCCTCTTAACATTCACGGTCGTGTCTTTGATACTCAAGAGGAGTACGATGAGGCACTTGCTGACTTCCTCAACGGTCTGTGATGTATACTGACCCCTGTACAATCGCCCTTCGCTTTGATAAACTAATGTGGGATGAAATTATGGACATGCCAGGTGAGATCTTCGACCTGGACATTGATGATCGTGAGATGATGCCTCTGGACATGCAAGAGGATATCGAGAAAGAAGATCCTTTGCTTGACTGATACAAATGCAATTCCAAGTTACCTACATCGAGTTTGATTTTGAGGATGATTTGTATCCCATGACTGAGCAAGAATGTGAGGACTTTTATGATGACTACGTGGGCACATTTTGGGAGGCAGATGATGGTGATGATCTCGTAGAAGAGATTACATCGGCAGCAGGATATTGTGTGAGGAGTATAGACTACCGTGTGGTCCTTAACTGACATGAACTACGCATTGATTGCTCAACAAACTAAAGCAAAAGAGTTGAAATCTACAGGCAAGATTGTTACACCTCAGTTCAGATGTAAGGTGGAGATTGTTGATGAGATGACCCCACTTCAGCAACTGAAAGCAAAGAGAAATTGTGCCAACTGAGGCACTGTCCACCATTTCCCCCAAAGCGCCTCAAGACCTGCCATACTAAGAGCATGATCAATCAAAAGCAAATGCAGTCCATCCTCGCCCAGTACACCCGTGAGCATAACGCCATGATGGCACGGTCTGCCGCTGCCAAGGCAGACGTTGCCGCTGGCACCGAGATCCTCACCCCTGCCCCTGAGAGTGGACAGTGGGGAGTCTGGAACATCTCCGACCGCCACTGAGGCACTGACCGACTAGGATACACACAACACACAAACACACACCATGATCAGCAACTACAACGGTTGGGCAAACTTCGAAACTTGGAATGCTGCCCTCTGGGTTGGTAATGATGAGTTTCTCTACAACACTGCCAAGGCATGTGTAGAGTATTGCTCCGAAGATGAGACCCCTTGGGATAAGTTTGTCCGCTGTATGATGGAGGGGCAAGTGGGTAAGTTCCTCGGTCAAACTGGCGACGGTGTTGAGTGGGACAACGTGAACATTGATGCCGATGAGATGAACGAAATGATGGCAGAGTTGTGATCACTTAACCACACACACTAACTAACACTCACTCACTCAACACTAAATGAACTTCGCCACCGCTACCAAAGAACAACTATTGGCAGCAGGATACACAGTCAAAAGTGTACGTAAGCGTCGCCCACGTAAGGGTGAACTAATCTGTGAACAAGTTGGTTTTAAGACTAAACGTGGTTCACAACAATGGCGTGATCGTGCTCACATCTCCTCACCATCTGCATACGCTGTTGTTATGGGTAACGGGTGAACAGTTAGCTATACATAGGGGCAGTTATTATGCCCCTTTTTGTTATACTTAGGCGCGCCGAGCGGGTTACCCTAAAAAAGTACCGTCTTTCTAAGCTATAAACGTTTCCCAGCGCCCTCGAATTATCGAAAACGGGTCCCTCTCATATAAAAAAATTTCCCAGGTAAAAAAATGCCCAGAAAGCGTCGTTACAATAACCGTTACAAGCAGCTTCAACCATGGACAGCACAATACCAAGAAAACAAGAAACGTGCTAGAATGATAAGTAGTTATAAGACTCAAAAGAAACAATGGAACACAAAGTCACCTACAAGAACCCAGACGGCACATTACAAGAAGTCCGGTTCAATGATTTTGATCAGTTTGCTGATAGCATTGATCAGGTTGCTCAGCAATATTATAATGGTCTTCGTCCGAACATTGAGGTCGAGACAAAATTCGACGATGGGTTTAAAGTAACTGAGAAAGTAACAAATGATCAATCAACAAATTCAAATGGAGTTGAATTCCTTCAAGATTGAGTTGCAAGGAATCAAAGAAAAATTAAATAAAATTCCAATGCCTTTTAAGTTCATGTACAAACCTCCTGGTGAGGATATTCATTGGAACTTAGTAGAATACCTAGATAGTATTGACGCTCGTCTAAGGAAACTGGAAGATGGCATTACCGAAAGGACCACAGATACTGACAGCGAACTCAGTTGACTTACAATCGATTGAAGCTCCTGGGTGTTTAGTTGCTGGTAAACCTTTAGGAGTCCTAGCAACTAAACCAGTACTTACAATTAAGGGGAAAGCTTTCACAAATAGAATTGTTGTGAATGACTTTCCGTGTACTTCGGTAACTGGTAGTGTTGCTGTACCAGATCCTACAGGTATTGTCGCTATACTCTGTGCTCTGCCTAAACCTCGCCAGGTAGTAGCGGGAGCAACTGGCAATGATTCAGTTTATTTCGAGAAAACCCTACCAGCGATCACCCCAGGTACTTCAACACGTATTACAGGTCCTATACGGGGCATTCCAGGACCTATACAGATGCCTACTGTACGTATAGGGGCATATAAGAAAAAGCCCTGAAAATTTTTCTGACACTCTGAGAAAAAGGCGCTGAGTGTGGTATAATACTCAAGTTAATCACAAAGGAGCACAAAATGGCAAAACGTCCTTCGTTTACTGGTAACGTTCATCTTGAAGGCAAACCCAAGCTGACTCGTCAGGGTAATTCAAAGAATACCAAGTATGCTGCTACAAGTCGTAACAAAGCTCGTAAAGCATATCGGGGACAGGGTAAATAGTATTGAAGGGATAGCAACCCCTTAAAAAGTTCTGTTTTACCTTTTAGGAGAAACAGATGGCACAATCACCCGTAGACAAGAGTCAAGATTTTATAGAATCAGGAATGACGTTAATTACTGATCGAGCATCAGATCGTTATTTAAAAAAGAGGAATATTCCTCCGACAAATCGCTTAAGTCGTCCTTGTGGTGGTAAAGGTGGGTTCGATGATTATGTTGAAAGGTGGCATGAATGATGCTAAATACATAAAAGCGATTTTGTTTTTATGCCTCAGCTTCCGTCTTTCAAAGACTTTAATCTGACTTTTAAATCTCATCCGGTTACGAATGATTTACTAGTCGTAAAAAACGAAGCTGCAATCAAACAATCCGTTCGTTCTTTGTTGTTAACCAACAAGGGCGAGCGGTTATTTAATAGCGATCTAGGTACTAGAATAAATGATTTATTGTTTGAACCAATTGACTATGCTACATCAAGTCTTTTATTTGATGAGATCCAGGATGTATTAGCACGTTATGAACCAAGGATCAATGTTACTACATTAGAAGTAGAACCTAACTTTAGTGATGATGGATATGATGTAGAGTTAGAATATAGTATTAAAGGTGACCAGAAAAGGTTCACTGCCGATTATTTTTTAAGTCGAACTAATATCTAAAAATGGCATCTTATGTACAGCTAGCAAATTTAGATTTTGCTGAAATCAAAACTACATTAAAGGAATACCTTAGGTCTCAGACTGATTTCGTAGATTACGATTTCGAAGGTTCGGCTATTAATGTCTTATTGGACGTATTATCATACAATACGTATTATACGGCATTTAACACCAATATGGTGGCAAATGAGATGTTCCTTGATTCTGCATCTCTAAGAGAGAACGTAGTATCCTTAGCGAAGAATATTGGATACAAACCAAAGTCAAGGAGAGCACCTATTTCTTACATCAGTTTTGGTGTAAACTTTACAGGTCTCAATATCCCCTCTACAGTTAATTTAAAGAGAGGTACAGGGTTCACTACCGTATTTGATGATGTATTATACCAATATATCACTCCAGACGATATTACTGTACCTGTATCATCTGGATTTGCTTCATTCACTGAAGTTCCTTTTTATGAAGGGAAACAGGTTGTTAATACATTTACGTTTGATGCTGATGAAAATCAACGTTTTATTATTGACAACGCTAATGTAGATACCAACACGATTAGAGTTCGTGTTTATGAAAGTGAGAATTCAACCTCATACATTGACTATGAGTATGCTGATAATATTCTTAAAGTAGGATCAGATAGTGTTGTTTTCTTCCTTGAAGAGATTGCTGATGAAAGATATGAAGTTTTCTTTGGTGATGGAGCACTTGGTGTTGCATTAGACAATGGCAACAAAGTTGAGATCTCTTATATTATTACTAACGGACCTGCTACCAATGGTGCCAGAACGTTCACATTTAATGGTGTCTTACAGAATGATCTTGGACAGACTAATTTTGTCTTTAACGTTACTCAAAGTCTCGTCGTTACTTCTGACGGCGGCGAAGATATGGAATCTATCAGTTCCATTAAATACAACGCTCCCAAGTATTTTGGTACACAGGATAGAGCAGTAACTGCTGATGACTTTGCTTCTATCATTACAACCAAAGGAATCTACGAAGCTATTGCTGATATCATTGTATATGGTGGTGAAGAAGAAGTAAACCCCGAATATGGTGTAGTTAAGATTGTAATTAAACCCAAGAACTCTGCTCTACTAAGTTCATTCACTAAGAAGAAGATTCAAGATGCACTAAAACCATATATGGTTGCATCTGTGACTCCTGTACTAGTTGATCCTTCTATTCTATTTGTAGAGTTAAGATCTGACATTTATTACAATAAGAGTATCACTACAGCAAAACCTGAGGATATCAAGAAGAAAGTAATCAAGACCATTGAAGATTACCTTGCTCAATCTGATACAGAGAAGTTTAATGGTAAATTTAGATACAGTAAGTATGTCTCTGTAATTGATAAGTCTGATAGAGCGATTAACTCTAATGATACTTCAGTGACGATGAGAAAAGATTTCTATCCACAAATCAATTCTAAGTCATATTATGAGCTTTGTTATCAAAATGCTTTTGCTGAGTATTGTGGTCAACCTATTGTAAAATCAACAGATTTTTACATCAGTGAATTTCCAAATACGAAAGTATTTTTTGAAGATATTGATGGCGAAATCGTCCTAAATACCATTGGATCTGGTAATGTCAAGGTCACTTTGAAAGAAGGTATCGGAAAGGTTGATTATGAAAAAGGTGAGATTATGATTGATAACCTTACCATTATTAAAGGATCCTTTATAGACAACAAAATTGAAGTAAGGGTAACTCCCCTTTCTAAAGATTTAAATGCTCTACGTAATGTTTACTTAGACGTTGATATTTCAAAGAGTACATTTAATACATATCCCGAGTAATCGTAAATGGCTGCTAAGACAAGAAATATTTCGACACTGATTGAAAGCCAGTTACCTGGATTCATTCTACAAGATTATAGTAAATTCAAAACGTTCATAGAAAAATACTATGAACAGCAGGAATTACGTGGGCAGCCTCTTGACATTATTCATAACATCACCACTTATCGTAATATTGATTTTTACGATAAGACTATCCTTAGAGAAAAAACTACATTATCTTCCTCAATTGTAAGCAGCGCTACAACCATTACAGTTCAGGATGCATCCTCATTCCCTGAGGAGAATGGTTATATTAAAATTAATGATGAGATCTGTTTCTATAAAGAGAGAACAGATACAGAATTTTTAGAAGTATCTAGAGGTGTAAGTGGAAATACCGTTCTAGGTGATCTTTACACTAAGTCCGAGTTTGTATCAACAGAGGCAGCAAATCATTCTGTAAATTCTGAAGTTCTAAACGTCAGTAATTTATTTTTATATGCATTTGTAAGGAATTTTGAGAAAGAGTATCTGGCAGCATTCCCAGAGAAATATCTCAAGGATGAGGTTGATAAGAGAACACTTATCAAAAATATTGGAGATTTCTACAAAGCAAAAGGTACTGAGAGATCTATCCAGTTTCTTTTCAATACTCTAATTAGCAGAGAACCAGATGAAGTCTCTGTATACAATCCAAAAGATTATACTTTAAAGTCCTCTACGTCTGACTGGTACACAGATTACACTCTATCCGCTACCGTTATTTCTGGTGATCCAACTAATTTAATTGGAAACTTCATTACTCAAGATAGTGCTCGTGCTGTTGTTGACAATGTTGTATTAGGTGGAACAAAAAACGGAAGACAAGTTGTTACTTTAGTTTTAGCTCCAGATACAATCGAGGGAGAGTTTAAGTCTGCTGCTAGAACAGAATTAAGAAAATCTCTACAAGCGACTGCTCAGAAAGGAAACAAGGTAACTGTTTTTTCCACAGAAGGTTTTCCACAGAAAGGAACGGTAATTATTGGAACAAATAAGTTCACCTACAGTAAAAAAACTGTAAATCAGTTTACTATCGAGACTAGAGAGGCTACTAATACAAACTATAGTTACGGAACTGTTCTGTACAATAGTGTCACTGCATCTGGTGTTGGTGTAGAATTTCTCGTGGATAGTGTTGTTTATAACCTTTTACCTCAAAATCCACAACCATATGCTAAGACTGGAGATAAAATTCAGGTATTAAGGGACGGTGTAGATAGTTCTAGTCCTATTATTAAAAATACTAATAATGAAAATAGATGGAAAGTAAATAGCACCTATGAAGGTGTGAATAGCATTTACTCCAACATTAGTAATCAATTGACTGATGTTGTTGCTGATGTATCTGCCATTTATGAAGATGATCAATATTTCTATATCTGTTCTTCTTCATATCCATCAGTACAAGAATTGCTAACATCTTCGGTTACTGAAGATTTACAGGATCAAGAATTACTAAAACTAATCAGAAAGAATCCTATTACCATTACAGAAATTTATTCTGTTGGTAACAAGGACGTTGGTATCTTAGTTGATGGATCTCCAGTATACAGTAATAGATCTACAAAAGAAATTGTATATGGTCAACTAGAATCCATTAAAGTCACCTCCAAAGGAAAAAATTATGCTATTGCCCCTACGGTTCTAGTTAACGAAGAACAAAACAAAGCTTACGCTATTTTGAGTGGTAATACAGTTGGAAGTATTGTTATTACGGACGATACATTATACGAAGAAGATCCAACTATTAGAATTACTTCGGGTGAAAATGCTAAGCTAAGACCTATTGTTACGAATGGAGAAATTACAAGTATTCTTGTAGATGATCCAGGAAGATACTACACATCTCCACCAACTATTGTAATTGGTGATATTTCAGGAAGAGGTAATTTTGCTGAGTATGAAGCTATCATTGATAATTTCGGTCAGATTAAAGAGTGTGTAAAAATTTCAGGCGGTAAGTTATACGATTCTCAGTTTACCACTGCTATTGCTTTACCTGCTGGATCTGGTGCCACAGCATCTGCTAGTGTTAGACGTTGGACATATAATAGATTTAGGGAACTTCAAAATAAAGTAGATATAAACAATTCTTATGTATTTGAGTCTTACAATGGATATGGATATGGCGTTGTTGGTAATCCAAAAGCTTTAAGAAGAAGATTAAATGATAGTATTAATGGAATCTATGAAGAGACTGCTACTATTGCCCACTCTCCTATTTTAGGATATGCTTATGATGGCAATCCCATTTATGGTCCTTATGGATACACAAATCCTCTAGATGCCACTAGTGCTATTGTTAGATTAGAATCTGGATATAATTTAAATTCAAACAGACCTAATGGACCATCTATTATTACATATCCTTTAGGAACTTTTGTTGATGACTATACATGGATTCCAAGTATTAATAGCGAAAAAACCGAGCTAGATGCTAATAACGGAAGATTCTGTGTAACTCCAGACTATCCAGAAGGTGTATACGCTTATTTCGTTACTATTGATGCTGATAACGTTTCTCAATTCCCATATATCCTAGGAGAAAACTTCTACTCACTTCCTGTAGATTCTAACTACAGAACACCAATTAACCAAAAAGATCTTCCAGCAAATGTAAAGAGATTAAAGTCAGCTGACTTTACTTCTGCTGGATCTTCTGTAACAGCAGAAATCAAAGATGTTACATCTGGATTTGTAAGTAGTGCTATTGTTGAAGATTCTTTTGATACTTTTGCTGTGGGAAGTAAGGTATATACCAAGCAAGCAGTTGATTCGACAGTATCATCACTGAAAGGAAAAGATGTTGTTTCTATTAAATCACAAGAGACAGTAGTTTTAGATGTCTCTACGGTTAATACAGTATACTTCTTTGGTGGTGACACTATTACTCAAACAGAAACTGGAGCTACTGGAATAGTTCTAGAAAATGCCTCAAATACTAATAGATTTATTCTTACTGATGTTTCTGGTGAGTTTTCCACAGATGAGGTAATTCAGTCTGATATAAAAGTTCTAAAATTTATTTTAGATGAATCATCAACATATACTGTTGGATCTACTGTTGATCTTATCGATATTGATGCCGAGGCAATCGTTGCTTCCGGAGAAGTATTAGAATCAACAAACAGACAGAACTCACTTACTGTTAAAGTTATTTCAGGAACGTTTGAGAGTGGAAGTAATTACTATCTCAAGAGTAATACTTTATCTGATACTTCTAGATCAGAAATTATTACTATTACATCCCTGTCTGATAATATTGAAATTTTCCAAATCAATGATAAGGTTGCTTTGTTGGAAACAACAGTACCACATGGTATCTCTGTAAGTGATGATGTTATTGTAGATATCAATCCTGATGCATCCACAACAGAGACAACATTCTTTGTAAGAAAAAGAATTTATCAAACTCTTAAGACTGTTCCAGTATCTCACAACTCAATTATTACAGATACTGGTATTGGTAGTGGTGATGTTTTAACTACAGGTTTATCCTATATTTCTGGAACATACGAAAATGTAGAATTAGTATTCCGTGATTCTACACAAGCAAGACAAGGTATTGGTCTTCCTGGGGATCCTGGTAACGCTCGTGCTACTATTGTAGTTGGTAACCCATCTGGTAGTGGTTTCGGTCCTATTTCTTCTGTCACCATTACAAATAAAGGTAGTGGATATAGATCACAAGATATTCTTGCTATTATTGAATCTGGTGGAGAAATTACTAATATTGATCCTGGAAGCACACAAAGATTTTCTTTTGTAGTTGATCATGTTGGATTTGCTGCAGAGAACAACGTATTATACCTAAGTAATGTTAATAATTTATCTCAAGGTGATTATTTACAGGTTGGTCCTGAAATTGTAGAAATTACAACTGTTAACTTGATTTCCAAGTCAGTAACAGTAGTTAGAGGTAGAAAGGGAACAACACCAGTTAACCACTACGCAGGAAACCCAGTAACTCTCAACGAAGCACCTTTTAGATTAAATGCTGATTATCGACCTCTGGGCACAGGGGCAAACCAACCATATATTTTCTCTTACGATCAAGTAACAGGAGATTTGATCATTTCCTATGATTACAACGATACTTTATCGTTAGTTAATCAGCTTCAAAACAATAGTGTATTCTTTGACCAGAGTGTTCCAAAGAAAGTTGTTACTTTAGTAGATGTTACCGAACCTGCCTATAAATTAGAAATTTCTAAAGGTAATGAAAATAATTTTGATGTAAATCCAACTCTTGACGTACAGAAGTTCTATTCGTATAAGTTTGATACTTCACACTTCTCGATGACAAATACCTACTTGGATATTTCCCCAAGTATTAATTATAATATTTTAGTAGATGGTAAAGAAGTTAGCACCGTTGAACCAGGACAACCTAACTCTTTTGTTAGAATTAGATTTGGTTTTGCTCCAGATGTAGATCCATCAGAAGATCCAGAAAGAATTGATTTGAGATATAGTATTTTCTATTATTTCATTAAAGCTTTTGGTGTAGACACTTCGGGATCAAAAATTAATATTGTTAATGATCCATTAACCGGAAAGAAAAAAGTTACTTATGTCACACCTACTAAATTCATTTATAATCTAGATTCCACTCCAGAGTACGATGGTAGTGGAGAAATTACATATACCACCACATCCAAGTCTGCTATTGGATCTATTGATGCTATTTCTATTACAAATAGTTCATCATCATTATTAAACTTACCTATTATTACTAGTGTTAGACCAGCATCAGTATTTCAACCAAAATTAAACGTCATAATTTCTGATGGACAAATTTTTAATATTGTTGTTGGTGATGCTAAAAGATTTTCCAAGCCTCTTGTTCTCATTGAAGGAGATGGCACTGGAGCAGCTGCCGTAGCATATAGCAATAATAATGAACTTGTTAGTGTTAATGTTATTAAGTCTGGTAGTGGATATACTTATGCTGATGTTACAATCGTAGAGTCTGATGTAACAGCTTATTTTAAATCAACAACTATTGGTCGTCCTAAGAATGTAACTGTTTACGAATCTGGTTTTGGATTTACCGACGACTACACTATCACACCTAAGTTTAGCAGTAAAACAGTTCTTGTTCTGTCTGACATTGGTAATTTTAGACCAGCTGCTGATGTTTATCAACCATTTAGTGGAGCTACAGCAAAACTATCTGATGGCGGTTGGAAACTTGGAAGAAATCTACTAGTAGTAGAAAATGTATCTGGATCTTTTGTAGTAGGTCAACCAATTACTAATGGTAATCAGTCTGCTATCGTAAGGGAAGTTCTGGTAACAGATTTTACAGAAGAACTTAGAAGTATTAAAAATATTGGAAGATTTGCTACATCTAAAGGTTTTATTGGAGAAGATCTAAACAAAATCCAAGATTCTTACTTCTATCAGGATTACTCTTATGTAGTAGAATCAAAGACTGATATTGTAGAGTGGAGAGATTTAGTTCTAGGAACTACTCACCCAGCTGGTTTCCAACTATTTGGCGAAAAGAATATTTTCAGTGACAATATTGTCCACATGCCAGAGGCAGTTCAGGGCGAGTCTGAAAGTGTCACTAGAATTGAATCCTTTATTCAAGGTATTGATACTTACACAGCTAAGAGAGTTGTCACTGTTTCTATTATTAAATTTGATGATTTCAATGCTACTACAGGTCAGGGCGCTATTGCCATTTCTGATGTAGATCTAACTCAGACATTCTTCCAAGATTTTTACTTAACTCCGGACTTTGATGGAGATCTTGATCCCAATACTGGACAACGAGTCGGAACAGATACTTTCTTTATGGTTGCCAGAAATGGTGGACTTATTTCTGCATACAATGACGAACAAATTTTCGTTACGTTAGATGGTGTTATCCAAGAACCAGGAATTTCTTATACCACTAATGGCACTCAAATTACATTTGCTGAACCCCCATTTGGTCCACGAGTTGCCGAAGGGCAAGATGTTCCCCCACAGAAATTCTATGGTAAGCATCTAAGATTTATTAGTGATACTTATAACGAACAATATTTCAAAAAAGTTAAAGATATTAGTCCTGAATTTGATAGTATCAAGACTTCGTTTGATTTATATTGGGAAGACGGTTCACCTACTAAAACAGATGAAAATGAGAACCTAATTGTCGTAATCGATGGTATTAAGCAAAGATGGGGAGAAGCTTATACAATTGAAAGATTTGAAGACCCCACAACACCAGATAGAATTCTATTTACAGAAAAACCAAGATTACAAGATGAGATCTATGATAATGAAGATCCAAGAGAAGAAGACGTAGTACGTGTTGGTGCTAAATGTTTTATCTACTCTGTAGGTAATTACTTTACTGCTACTATTGATACTAAACAAATTCCAACCAGACCATATGGACCATTTAACTATACTAGACAGTCTTTCCTAACAACAGATAAGACAGATAATCAAAAAGTTATTAATGTTCCTGATCCTATCTATGCTCTGGTTTTTGTTAATAATATCTTACAAAATCCATATACTTCATATGATATTATTGGATCTTTACTTACCTTTAAGGAACAATTACCATATGAGTTCCTATCAGATGGAACTTTAGTTGTTCCTACTGTAGAAATTATCTATTTGTTTGGTAGAACAGAAGAAGCTACATTAACAGCATATAACTTCAACCCATCTAATACGTATAGCAGATATATTACTGTTAATATTGATACTCCAGATAGAGAAGAGTTTAGTTGGTTCTATTCTTCTGTACTGACTGATAATATACAAAGTGACCAACGTCGTTTCTCCGGCAATAATATTAAAACGTATGTAAAAACGGGAGAATCACAAGTATATGGAGAGCTAGTACCAGTTATTAGTAATGGTGGTGCTGGATACTGGAAAAACTCAGGTTGGTTTACAGATATTCCATTCTTCCCACAACCAACTCAAACGTTTAATGTAACAAATGGCGGCGTCATGGGTGAATTCCTCATTGATGGCGTAGCAATGCCTGATTTGGATTTGATTGCTGGTAATACTTATAGATTTATTATTAGTGATCCAAGTGTTTTTGGTCAGTCTCTTATCTTTACAAGACAATCAGAAGTACCACCTAACCCACAAACATTCATTGTATCAACATCTAATATCGATACAAATAACTTCTTGGTAACTGGTGGTGATAGACAAACTAGCTTCGTTGATCAAGAAGATCCAAACATTACTATTTTTGAAGGTGATACAATTGCCTTTGGTAATGACCTTACATTTACTAACCACCCTATGTTTATTAGGGTTGCTCCTAATGACGTTAGTGTAAGTAATCCACCTCCAGTTAACGAAGGAACTAATTTTGTATCCTGGACTCCCGGTCCAGGGTCAGCTGGAGTATACTACTATCAGTGTGGTATTCATTCCAATATGTTAGGAACTATTACAGTTCTAGATCCTGCTATTGCTAATAACATTCCTTTAGATGGAACTTATGCTAACGTCGTGAGAGCAGGATCTGGGGTAGAAGGTTTCGACTATGCCAGTGTATGGTTAATCATTAAACCAGAAGCTTTAGGTCAGACATTCACTTACTATGATTCAATCATGGGTGGTGGTGCTATTACAGGTTCTGTTAATGTTATTGATGGTCCAGAAGGTGGATATGGATATCCATTTGTAGTTACCTATGCTCAACAGGAAGACAGTGCTGACTCCTTTATAGGAGGAGCAATCGACAAATTCAGATACACTCCTATCCCTACAGGACCTGATTTTACTTACAATGGATTTAAACCAGGGGATGTTCTTGTAAACCCTGACTTTGTTGGTTCTAATGCTGACGATCTTGAGCTTCTAGCACTTGAAAGCAATGGCGACGGTAATGTACAGATTACTCTTACTAGACCAGAACCAAAAACAAGATATTTTTATGATGAAAGTACAAAACGTACATTAGGTTTAGTTAGATCTGTTTTACCAAGTCCAGATGGATCTGTTAGATTTGAAGTTACTACTAACGAAATCTGGAGTCAAGAAACAGCATTAGACAACAGAGTTATTACATATACAAAGATTGATCCTTACACTAAACAGGAGTATGAGTTTGTTTTCCGTGGTGATTATACTCTATCATATTCTGAACCACAAAATGGTTTAGGCGAGAAACAACTTTCAATTCCACAGATTCCTTGGTTTAAAAAGAAGAGTAAAGAAGCTTTCTATAAGAGAACTAAAGCACTTCCTTTCTTACATCCTGGTGACGAAATTATTATTGATGGCGAAACCAGCAGAAGAAGAATTTTAGATGTTCCTTCGACAGTAGAATCTTATGAGTATGAAGACGGTTTAATTACCGAGAAGTATTTTGGAAATATTACAACTTCCCAATATAATGGAAATCCGGCGTCTGGTCAAGGACTAAGTATTGCTGCCCTGATTGATGGTAACGGAACAGTAACTGAACTAATCTGGAACAAACCAGAATGGTCTGCAGAAGCTACAAGATATACTACAGTTAAAGGTTACAAAGCAGCTCCAAAATTATACTTCATCCCACAAACAAATGCTGGATACGGTGCTAAAGCGGTAGTTCACTTTATTAATGGTTTATTCTCCATTGAATTGCTAAATGGTGGTATTGGATATGAACTACCACCTGTTGTAGTGGTAGCAAAAGGTTATACTCATTATAAGAATCAAAATAGAGTTATTGACACTGTTTCTGTTGCTAGACTCAACACTATTTCTATTGATACATCTGTCACTAGTATCATAGCTCTTATTAATTCTGTTTCTGATCTTACTATTCTTTCTCCTGAACTAATCACCATTGTTCAGGTTGAGATGAGTGGCGACGAAGAGCTTGTCATCACCCAGAATATCTGGCCAGATTTAGTATTTGTTGAACTCCAAGAAGAAGTTGTTTCTAAGATTGAACGTGATATTGTCACGTTACTATTCGAAGAACGTGCTTTCGAAACACTTGATAAGAATCAATTTGTTCTAGAAACAACAATTGAAAATTATGAAAATGTAAGTTATGTAGATAATGCCGATGATACTGAAGTTAATTACCAATATCAGTTTGTTACCACGGAAAGATTCTTCGGTAGTGTTGCATCCGGATCTGTTTCTGATCTATTCCTACCTCTTGAATCTGATTTCTTAATTGGAGATACCATCTTATTTGTAACAAATACCCAAGGAATTCCTACCAGCGGTTATCTACAAGTTGATTACGAAACAGTAAAATATGATTCGGTAGAAACTGATCGTTTCTTCATTACCGAAAGAGGTTCTTTTGGAACTGTGGAAGCTGATCACTTTGCTCCTACATTTGCTAGATATATTGACATTAGTGTCTTTGTTCGTGATCTAGATGTAGAGCAAGCAATTGAAACTCTATTCGATGAAGTATATGATGTTCGAACACAGAAGGTCGAAAGATTTATTACTGCTTTCTTCGAGCCAGAAGTAGCAGATGTAACTTCTATTGCTCACGAAAGAACACAGGTTACTCTATTCTTAGAACCATATGAAATGGTCGCTCTAGAGCGTATCGATATCGAATGGTTGGGTGCTGATGTTGTCGATGTAGAATCTGAATCTATCTCTATCATTGTTTCTCTATTACTAGAAGATGTCGGTATTAGTAATGCCTCTAGATGGATTCTAACTTCCTTCACTAACGAAGAGAATCTTCCAGTTACTTATGTTCCATTAGGAACTGATGGTACTGTTGCTTCTATTGATTATCAAGCTCAAAAGATTATTAGACCATTTGATTATTGGGATAATATCGACCAAGCATTTAGATATAACAACACCAGATATATCCAAGCTTTTGAATTCAATAAGATTGATCTTTCTGATTTTACTATTAGTTTCCAACCTCTGGTTAACTGGATTAGACCAGAAGAGACAGAAGCTAGAATTAAGGATATTGAAGTATTAGATATCTTTACAGAAAATCTCATACTAGAAATAGACGCTGGTATCCGAAGAATTACTGCTGAATTCCAGGCCGGTGCTGTCTACACTATTCCTGGTCTTATTGTTCCTATTGAACTTGAGATCTTTATGGGATCTCCTGTTTCTGTTCAATTCTCAGTTGATTTCATTCCTTTTGTTATTAGAACAGAAAGAGAAATCAAACTACCAGTTAATGTCTTCTTCAGATGGACTAAGGTTGTTAAAGACGATGATGCTCTTGCTACCTTCTCTGGCAGCAGTGCTAAAGTACCAACAGAACAATCTTGGCCATTTGCTGATAAGATCAGCGGTGCCACAGAAATTAGATCTTTTGCTCCAATAGAAACTGTTGCTGATGTTGATCCTAATCCTATAGGTTCTGCATTTATTGCTTCTCAATTACGTACAGCAACACCTACCTTAGAAGAAGATTATCTCCAGATTACCAAGGTAGAAGACATTGACTTACTCGTTGAAGCTATTGTCTACCTCAGATGGACTAAGATTGTTAAAGACGATGATGCCCGTGCTCCTTTTATTGGCAGCAGTGTATTAGAAGTAGAAGAATTCAGTAAAGTAAGATCTGAATTAGAACTAGACGATATCAACGTCGGAACTGGATTAACTAAGAACTTTGATAGAGGATTTATTACTCTAATTCTCCAACCTTATAGTGTTGCTGATCTCCAAGCAGTCTACTTCGAAGGTCCAGAATCTCCAGAGACTCTTACTGTTTACTTTGCTGAACCAGTATTCACAGGAGTTACTCAACTCTGGAGAGGAAGCATTATTGATTCTGTACAACTCGTAGAGAAGAAGTATAGTCTCATTCTCAGACCAGATGCTAATCCAGGAGCAACTCTTGGTTTTGATACTAAGTATACGAAGATTATTTCTCCAGTTGAGAATGTCACTATTGTTGGTGGAGAGTTTATTTACGATATTGTTGATACTCTAATTACAGACACTGATTCTAAACTTGTTAATCTCATTGAATATGATAGATTCCTTGATTCTGTAGTTCTTGTAGAACAGAAACATACTGTAATCATCAGACCAGAGGACCTTGAAGTTGGCACTGAACTATCCAGAAGCTTCGATAGAGGATTTATTACCTCAATTATTTCTCCAGTTGAGAATGTCACTATTGTTGGCGCTGAGTTTATTTACGATGGTCTTGATGTTGTAGTTGTAGATGTTGAAGATAAGAGCATCATCACTTGGAGATTTGACGCTAATGTTTCGGCAGTAGACATTGAATCCGAGCAGATTACTCTTATCATCAGACCTGAAACTGTTGTTTATGATATTAGCGTTACTTCAGATCAAAGCTTCCGGACTAAGAACGTCTGGAATGAAATTGATTATGAAATTGCTAAGGTCACATTTAACAATAGATTTGAATATCAAGAACAAGGAATCTTCAACAGTCAGGTTTCTAATCTAGCGACAAGATTCCACCCAAGTCTAGAGTTAGTTAACGGGGAATATGTTGCTAAACCAGGCACTGTTCCAGTATCTTTCCAAGAATCAGAAATTAATTTAATTAAGAACTGGTGGTCTGGTGGATCTAGAGACCTTCAGGGTGGTGTAATGCTTTATGCTCAGGGAGATCCAACCCCAACATCTCTAGAGTCTCCACAAGCTGGCACTGAACTAACTAAGAATTTCGATAGAGGATTTATTACTCTAATTCTTCAACCAGAAGCTCTTGTTAATATTGAAGGAGTCTACTTCGAAGGTCCAGAATCTCCAGAGACTCTTACTGTTTACTTCGTAGAACCAGTATTTACTGGAGTTACTCAACTCTGGAGAGGAAGCATTATTGATTCGGTAAAATCTGCTGAATACAAATATTCCCGCATCTATGATAAGTTCTATACAAATGCTGGTACAGGAATAACCAAGAACTTTGATAGAGGATTTATTACCTCAATTATTAATCCTGTCGAGAATGTTACTATTATTGGTGGTGAAGTATTCAGTGATCTAGTAGGTCCTCTCCTCGTTGATATTGAAGATAAGTCTATCTTTACCATTAGATATGAGACAAATGCTGGCACAGAACTACAATCTAACACAAGAAATCAACTACACCTCCCACTAATACGTGTAAATGGTGAATATGTTGTAGCAAGTAAAAATCCTGCTGAAGCAGTAATTTGGGATGAGACTGAAGTCTTCCAGTTCAGGAACTGGTCTTTCGATACTCCTTCAGTTAGTGATTTAACTAAGGGTAACTTCTGGCAGAGAAGAGAACTTCAACCAGAACCTTTTGTTGATTCTGTAATTGATATCAGAACTTTCATCCTTGCTGATCAACCAATTAATGAAGCACAAGGTAATTTCTACGCTTTTGCTCTTTCTCCAGATTCTGCTGAACAATTTGCCGTAGTAGCTCCTACATTAGAATTTGATTCTGATAATAATGTTTGGGTCCGAGCAATTGCTTCTACTTCGATCACTACTGTTGATCAAACCGAAGCGTTTAAGTACAAGTATCACTGGTCTGGTGGTTCCGTAACCCGTGAGGGTTATGTAATGAGAGATCCTGTTACTCTAGAACCTTGGTCTTTAGATACTCCTTTAGCTGGCAATGAAACTAATGTTGAATTCTGGAGAAGAAAAGAAGATCAAATCCAGAGAGATTATCCAGACTTTGAGATTGTTAAAGAAGTTACACGCTTCTATCCTAACGAGCATCTACTTGACAATGGTGATCCAGATCCAACAGAAGGTTTCTATGGATTTGCCACAATGTCTGGTCAAGTCTTTATTAACTTGGATGAAATCCCAGATCCAGAATCCCCAACTCCCGATCCACCACTATTCGTTGAGTTCCTCAGTGAAGTTGATGTTTCTATCGTCAACGTTGAAATTGAAACTCTTGATCGTTACAACACGATCAGAATCAGCTACACTGACTACACTGTCAGAAAGGATATTACTAGATTCTATCCTAACCAGCATCTCCTTGGCGATACCCCAGATCCAACCGAAGGTTTCTATGGCGACACCGGAATGGTTAGTATCATTACTAACTTCAATGATTACGTCAAGAAATCCGAGCTTCCCAAGACATTCTTCCTTGAGGATCCAGCAGTCTTCACTGAGTTTGTTAGCGTCAACGATGGTGGTATCATTGCTGTTAAGCGTGAAATTGTCAGAAAAGAAGACATCGAAATTCAGAACAGACTTGAAACAGTTGACTTTAGATACAATAACACCAGATACTTCTGGTTGGATGAATTTATCGTCACCTTTGAGACTGACAAGACAGAAACAGTTGTCTTCCATAGAAATGATAAGGATCTAGAATCTCTCACCCTAGAAGCTGAAGTTAAGAGAGTAAGTGAATTTGTAACTGGTATTGCTGATTCGTTCGTTCCTGATAGCAAGTATCTAGGAACCACACTAGGAATGACGTTTAAAATGTTCCAGGAAAATGCCTTTGTTTCTAATGGTTCTCTAAACATTAATGGTTCACTATTTGAACTACTTGGTTCCGAGCAAATTGAAAACTTCGTCTCTAGACTAGATTCAAGTCTTAACGTAGAGAATGAACCATTTAACCTTGGATTCCCATCAATCAACGAATTAGGAACAAAACTACAATCTAATCTATTGATTGGAGAAACTACAATTACAGTCTCTACTGTTCTAGATGGTCCAAACTCTCTATGGCCAACATCAGGAACATTATTGATTGGTAATGAGACCAATGGAAATCTTGAAGAAGTTACTTATACTGGAATTTCTGGAAACACATTCACTGGTGTTACAAGGGGTGTCAGAAGTTCCGAAGTTGATCACATTATCCCAGCTGAGATTCCAGGAGACGGTATTGACCAGTCAATTTATGTAAGAACCATTGGTTAATCCTGTATAAATAAGAGTAAATATAATCCCCAAAAAGGAGAAAAATAACACATGGCCACCACATCAATCATTTCTGACAGGTTCAGAATTTTTAACGCAGAAAACTTCATTAATGCTATTGGTGACGACTTTTATGATGAGGAAGGTAATCTAGTAGAAGAGCCCACTACTCCCGAAGTAGAGCGCCATACAATGTACTTCTTTGTCGGTAGACCTCAAACTTGGTATCCTACCGTAGAAGTCTACGCTAAGACACCTAACATCCCTAATGCTGCTGGTGGTACTTCATCCTGGAGTCATGTTGCTCCTGGCGATACAGTAACATCCTCGCCTGATGGAGTCACTCCCGATACTCAGTTCACCGCCACAATTGTAGAAGTTTATGAGGATTACCTCCTTCTAAACCCAACCAACCTTGGTGGTGATGCTAACCTCAACTCCAAGCCAACTCTTGGTAACTTCCTAATCGTTAGTTCTACTAATCCAGATGCCGACGGTGTAACAGCTCGTACTGGTCTCTATCGTTTTGCTAACGAAGATAACCAGGCACCTGATTCCTGGGATAACGAGAAAGAGTTCACTGAAGTCTATGACGATATCATCGCTGCTAAGCGTATGACCCTCGCCTACACCAGACAGGTTGTTAGACGTTATAACTGGCCAATCGCCACTCCTGAAGTCTATGACATGTATCGTCCTGACCTATCGCCAAGCGATAATGGTCAAGGTCAACCTTCCGAACTTGGTGCTACCAGTTTAGGTACTTCTAAGTTCTATGTCATGAACCAGGACTACGAAGTATTCAAGTGCCTCTATAACGGTTCTGCTGACGGTATTGCTGCTCCAACTGCTTCTGTTCAACCAACAACAGGTGGATCTGGTGTTGACATTGACAGTGGTAATTACTATGGTGCTTCTGGTAATAACGGTATCTTCGTAGAAGATAGATCCGGTGATGATGCCATCCTCAAGGGTGCTTTCACCAACGAAGCTTACATGCTATCCCCCGCCACTGGATACGTTTGGAAGTATCTATTCACACTTCCTATTAACGACGTTCTTCGCTTCTTGTCTACTGACTTCATGCCTGTCGCTACGACTGCTGGAGCACAGAGCAACAGAGGTAGCACCGAATCCAAGGCAGTTGATGGTGGTATCTTCTCTTACTTCATCAAGAGTGCCCCTTCGAGTCTAGCTAACGGTGCTGATTACTTCGCTCCAGTTTCTGGTGATGGATCAGGTGCTCTAGTCCGTTTCCGTCTAGCTGGTGGCAGTATTACCGAAGTTGCTCTAATCACTGTAGGTAGTGGTTACACTTATGGATATATTCCAATGATTGCCGGTCAGACAGTTGGCGGTGTACCAACAGGTCTTTACACCAATTCTACTTTAACTATCGCTGCTGGTGATGCTGTTCTAGCTGCTGGTGGTGTTGATACTGGTGTTATCGAACCAATTATGTCGCCAAGAGGTGGTCATGGTGCTGCTGACGCAACTCCATTCCCCAACAACGAGAAGAACATCGAGCGTGAACTAAACGCTAAGCGTGTTATGACTAACATCCGCCTCTCCTACAACGAGGGCGAAGGTGACTTCCCAGTTGATAACGACTTCCGTAGAATCGGTATTCTCAAGGATCCTGCTTCTAACACTAATGCTTCCGATGGTGGACTAAATCCTGCTGAGGCTAACACCCTCAACAATCTAGGTAAGTTGATCGTTGCAGTACCAACAGCAACCTATGTTCCTGATGAACTAATCACTCAGGACTTAGGCAGTGGTGCTACTGCTAAAGCTCGTGTAGTTTCGGTATATACCCTAACTTCAGGTGGTGACGCTGGTAAGCAAGTTCTCACTTATTACCAGAGCTTTGCCGAGCACCAAGATTTCGGTGTTGTAAGAGGATTTGATGGCCTTGCCGGCACTCCAGTCGTAGGTGCTTCTTCCGGTGAGTCCAACCTCATTGACGGTACTGCTGCTACTTCTGCTGGCAACGAGCTCTCGATCACTGGTTTCACCAATGGTGTTGCCGGTAGTGAATTCGTTGATGAAACTGGCGATATTCTCTACCAAGAGAACCGTCGTCTCATCACTCGTGCTATCGACCAGATTGAAGATATCAAACTAGTTATCGAATTCTGATCTACATATAATATAACGGTCCCCCTAGGGGGACCGTTTTCTAACCCCAAAAGAACTAATGTAAAATGCCACAGAAGACAAACATTAATGCGACTCCGTATTTTGATGACTTTGATAGAGATAAGAATTTCTATAAAGTTCTTTTTAGACCGGGTTATTCTATTCAGTCTAGAGAGTTAACTACTCTTCAATCAATTTTACAAAGTCAAATTGAGAGTCTAGGAAAATATTCTTTCAAGCAAGGTCAGCAGGTAATTCCTGGTGAAGTAGGTCTTAATACAAAATTAGATTATGTAAAACTATCATCTGTTTCTGAGGTTGGGGTTGCTCAGGAAGATGGTACTGTTGTGTATCAAACGTATGATATTAAACTCTTGATTGGATCTCAATTAAGAGGTATTTCTTCTGGCGTTATTGCTACTGTTGTAGAAGCTTCGTATGCTTCTACAACAGAGTCAAATACATTATTTGTAAACTACACAAGTAGTGGAAATGATAATAATGAAAGGTCATTTAGGCAAGGTGAAACTTTAGAAGTAGTTAACGGAGTTAATACTCCTACTTTAGTTATTGGTGTAGATGGAAGCGTTCTCCCAACATTTATTGAAGTAGAAGATCCTGTTACAGGAAACGTTACCGTAGAATCTAGTGGAGCACTAGGTTACGGAAGTGCCGTCGAAGTAGAAAAAGGAATTTATTTTATCAATGGATTCTTTGTACAGAATGAAAAAAGTATTTTAGTTATTGAAAAATATTCAAGTAAGCCTTCTGCTAAGGTTGGTTTTAATATTGTAGAAAGTCTTGTTACACCAGAGGAAGATGCTTCTCTGTTTGATAATGCAAGAGGATATTCAAACCAATCTGCTCCAGGAGCACATAGACTACAAATTGTCTTAGACTTAGTTAAAGTTGGATATACAGCAAAAACTGATTCTAACTTTGTTCAACTATTAAAAATTAATCAAGGTGTAGTTGAAAGAGAAGTAAAACCAACAGAATATTCTGTATTAGAAGATACTTTAGCGAGAAGAACATACGATGAGTCTGGTGATTATGTCGTAGATAATTTTACTCTCGATATTAGAGAATATTTCCAGAGAAATGGAAACTCTGGTCTTTACCGTAAAACTACCGATGGAACTGTAAACGGTCTCACCGAAGCAGAAGCAGATAGTAAGATGATCCTAAACATTGGATCGGGTAAAGCTTATGTTAGAGGATACGAAATTGTAAACAAATCCAATACAACTGTTGTTGTAGATAAAGCAAGAGATACTATTACAAGAGAAAATAGAACTCTCAAAACTACAGGTTTAGCAAATTATAAGATTACTAATGTATTTGGTTCTCTTCCTTTAAATACTATTGGGGGCGAAATTACTTCATATCCAACCATTTATCTTAACTCTGTTTTTAATGATGGAACTATTGGTTTAAATGGCGGAGAAGAAGATGGATACTTCAAGAATACTTTAGCAAGAAGATCTGAAGAGTTCGGTCTTGATCTAGGAATTAAAACAATCTATGTACAGCTTCTGGACGTTATTCCTACACTAGATGATGATTTCCCCACTAAGTTATGGTTCTCCAAAACTATTAATAGCGGAGTAATTACAACTGTTGATTCTGTAGATGTAATTGCTACTTCTATTGTAAATAGAACCGAAGTAAATCCATCGTCTGCTCAAGTATATGTTGAGTATACTGTACTGGGTAAGAAGTCACTTTTAGAAACATATTTGAAAGAGTATGATGATAACGCTCCTACAAAGTTAAGATACTTGTGGCAGACAGAAGCGGATGCTTTTAATAATGATCCATATGGATTTGTTGCTGACTATAACGAAACCCTTCATCCAGTTATTGGTGTAGCAAAACCAAAGAACTTTAGTCTTGTCAAAAGAGCTAATGGATTTAACCCAGACCTTGATAAGATTCTCTCTAAAGGAAGAGCAGCAGATGGATCTTCTCCTTACGATGCTACTTTTGCATTCTCGTATTTTAATCCAAGATTCTTCACAAAGATTAAATTAGATACTGCTCCACAGACCGGTTTCCAACCAGGCAAGTATATCGTAGGACGTAACAGTAAAGCTTACGGTGTAATCGAGTCAGATCCTACTTTAAATTATACATTTGGTAAGAATTTATTTGTAACAACATTGTCTGGTAAATTCAAGCCAGGAGAAACAATTATTGACGAAGCAGGAAATACAGCAAAGATTTCTGCCGAGAACACTATTTCCCACTTCATCGTTAACTATAAAGGCGGTGGATACACAGATGTTGGATCAAGTAGAGCAAAGATTGTAATTAACGGAAGAGAGTATGATTCTTCCGTAATCGAAGCAAAAGTTTTTGGTGGTGAGATTTATGCCGTTGATATTATCAACTCAAATTCGGTACAAGAACAATACGTATCTCCTCCAACAATCACATTTACCCCAGATACCGGAGAGTCAACTAGAGCGAGAGTTACAGCAGTATTAAATAAAAATACTGTTCTTGACTACTCTAATCAGCAAGTAAAATCTTTTAGTTCTACATACGATAACTATAAGTTCTCAGCTGATATTGATACCTCGTCGGCATTGTATTCTACTTCCACTCAGATTACGTCCTTTACTTTCTCTGGAGAAAGCGGAAGAAAATATCTTACTTGTAACGGATTTGCTACAGACCTAACAAGAGAATTACTTCCTGGTGATTTGATTCAATATACTGATGATTCCGGAGTTACAATTAAGAACATCGTACAAACAATTACTGATTCGGAAGGAGTTGTTAAGTCTAGAATTTATTTAGATTATACTTTAGGTTCAAATGTAACTAATGCTACTGTTGTAAAAGTAAGACCTATTATTGAAAATGCTGCTAAGTCTAGTCTTATCTTCCCAACTGGCAGTAAGCAAGTAGCTTCTTTGGTTAATGACACATCCGATACTAAGTTTAAATATTTTATCAGAAAAGATTTTGTTACTGATCTTGCTGCTAGCGGTGCTACTATTACCTTCAGTGCTCAGCTAACTTCCGGAACACAAAGATTTGCTAGGTACAATGAAGAGAATTTCATTGTAACAGTACTAGATGCCGGAGATTCTACTGCTGTAGATACAGGAGATATTGTCTATATTCCACCCGAGTATGTTGATATCAATTCGGGATCAATTACAGATACTACTGTAACATCAGGATCATTAATTATCTCCTTACCAAATGATTATTTTAATGGTCCTGGTCAAGGTCAATTAACTGTCTTCCCTAAACTCAAGTTAACAGCTACTATTGAGATTGACAAGGCAAGACCAAGACTAAAGACATCTATCACTAACAAGAGAATTAATGTAATCTCCAGTGGCGATAGAGTGATTCCTCTAAGAGGAACAGATTATGACGAAAATACTATTGAAGTTTTAACTTATTCTGATGTTTATAAACTAAGATATGTTTATGAAGGAACTTCTACTAATCCACCCGAAGCTGATGCTGATGGTGTATTGGTAAATGGTACTGATATTACATACAAGTATACTTTTGATAATGGACAAAGAGATACTTTCTATGATGTTTCTAGAATTGTACTAAAACCAGGATTTGAACCACCAACTGGTCAGTTACTAATTGCCTTTGATTATTTTGAGCACTCTTTAGGAGACTTCTCTACAGTTGACTCTTATGTACATCAGGCAGGTGTACCTGCTAGTGATATTCCTAATTTCAATTCCTCTGTATACGGAACCGTAAATCTAAAAGATGTAATTGATTTTAGACCTAAAGTTGACGACAGTTCTACAATTACTGGATTCCAGGATACTTCTATCTTGACTGATGCTGGTGCCGGAGCAAGCTTCACAGGTTCCTCTGGTATTCCTACTCTAACGCCAGCTCCAGATAAGAATCTAGAATACACATTCCAATTTACCGAGAAGCAATACTTGGATAGAATGGATGCCGTTTTCTTATCTAAGAAAGGAGATGTTCTTATTAAGAAAGGAAATCCTTCTCTCAATCCTTCTAAACCAGAAATGATTGATGATGCTATTGCTATTGGATATCTACACATCCCTGCTTTTACTGCTACTTCGAAGGATGTAAGAATCATTAGTGTTGACAATAAGCGTTACACGATGAGAGATATCGGTAAACTAGAGAAGCGTATTGAAAGACTGGAGTTTTATACAACACTAAGCATCTTAGAGCAGCAAGCATTAAATATGCAGATCAAAGATGATGTTGGTCTTGATAGATTTAAATCTGGATTTATTGTAGATGCTTTCGAGGCACACTCTGTTGGCAATTTAACTTCTCTAGATTATCAATGTGGTATTGATTCTCAGCAATCTGTTCTCAGACCACAAACAAAAGAAGATAACTTCCTCTTGAAAGAAGTTAATACAAGACAAGATCAAAGAGTTCTATCTGGATACGTCAATAACAATGGCATTGTCACACTTCCATTTACTGATGTAGATCTACTTGGCAATAATAACGCTACTGGTACTATTAATCCAAATCCATTTGTTGTTATTCAATATGTCGGAGATGTTGCTTTATCACCAACAGTTGATCAATGGTATGATACCTCTATTGAACCACTAGTTGTTGATACAAATACTAAACTAAATTCAATCTTACTAGCTAAGGATAATCCGAAAGAATCACTAGCATCTCTTGCTGATTCATTTATTGTAAATTGGATTGGTACAGATAAGTCTCTATTTAATATTCAATCTCTATCAGAAATAAATTCACAAGAAATTGTTTCTTCGACTTCTGCTGCTAGTATTTCTAGCTCTTCTAACATTAGTCCACAAAACAATGAGCTAGGCAAAGGAGTAAATTCAAAAATCGTTAATGGTAAATCCGTTTCGACAGGAATTCAATTCTTTGCTAGATCTATCCCTGTTAAATTTACTATTAATAGATTGAAGTCTAATACCAAGATCTATGTCTATATGGAAGGCAGAGATATTGGACGTTGGGTTGTCCCTGATAAGATCTATACAGGAATTGCTGGTAACTCGTTGACAACTTTCGGTAATGAGTTAGTTACGGATTCCAGTGGTAGCTTAAGTGGTATTATCTTAATCCCTGCGGGATACGCTCCTCTACTTAATACCAAGTGGACTGGAGATGTGAAGACTGTTTTATATGATGAAGTTTCCGAAGAAGTAAGATTCACCGAAGGATCTAAGACTATCATCTTTACTTCCAGTGCTACAAATGAAGCTAAGGATGAATTAGATACCTACAGTGAAGTTAACTTCTATGCCACAGGTATTATACCAAGAAATCCCCAGAGTATTGTTACTACGGGAGTTTCTTACTTCAAAGCAAATGAAGGTGTACAACTAGGAGATAGCAATACCGATAATCCAGTTAAACCAAATCCTTTAGCACAGACCTTTAAAATCGAGAACTTCGAAGAAGGTGTATTTGCTACTGGTGTAGACTTATATTTCTCCAAGAAGAGTGATGAAGTTCCCATTAGAGTTTATCTAACAAATACAGAGTCTGGAGTTCCTGGCAAGTACATTATTCCTGGTACAGTATCCACTTTATATTCCCAAACAAAATTAAAGTCATTCCTCACCGGAAATGTAGACAGTATTACTATCACCAAAGGAGAAAATATTACTGGATTACTATCTGGTGCTATTGGACCTCTAAAAGATGTTCTAGATAAGAATGGTATTTCTCTCGGGGATGAATTAAGCACAACATTTACACTGAGCAAAGATCAAACTTACACATTAGTTCTAGACAACCATAATGGTTCTTCGTTCCTTGCTGATGAAGGATTAGAACTTCCCTCCGTTACTAATTATAATGCTGTTAATAACAAGCAAGCTTCTTTAGTTATTGCCAAAGATTCCGGTAGAGTTGTTGATCTTAAGATCAGAAATGTCGGAGAAAAATATAACGGCGCTTCTATCACCATCGAAAGTCCACAGCTTCCCGGCGGAAGTATTGCTTCGGCAAATATCAAAGTTTCAAATGGTCAGGTTTATAACACCGAGCTGGTATTGAACGGTAGTGGATATACAGAAGCACCTTCAGTTGTTATCAAAGGAATTGGAACAGGAGCAGCAGGAGCTGTTATCGATTCTGTTATCGAGATTGATACTCCTGCCGTTATTATGGGAGTTGCTACTGATTCTGCCTTATCTGCATCTAATTCGGTTACTCCTTCTAGATTTAAGTTTAAGCATCCTGTTTATCTAAGAAACAATACTGAGTATGCTTTGACAATTGAAACAGATTCAATTGATTATGAATTGTGGTCTTCTAAACTAGGAGAGCAAGAGGTTACTTCCAACGTTTCTGTAACAACACAACCTTCGCTTGGATCTCTTTATAAATCACAAAACACTGATGTTTGGTCAGAAGATCTATTTGAAGATCTTAAGTTTACTCTTTATAGAGCAGAATTCTATACCGATGGCGTCGGAGAACTAAAACTAACGAATGAGAATTTAGGTTATGAGCTTCTAGATGCTTCTCCATTTGAGACTAGCGTAAGATCACCAGTAAATGCCACATCTTCATTGTTTAAAGGTAACAACGCAATTGTTAAATTAACTCACAGAGACAATGGTTTTGAAGATTTAGGAAATTCTTATGTATACTTTACCAACACAGAAGACGTAGGAGGAATTCCAAGTGTAACTCTGGAAGGAGAACTATTCAAAGTTGACTCGGTTGGTATTGATACTTACACTATTACAAGTCCTAGCAGAGCGGGATCTAATGTTATCGGGGGAGGATCTAGAGTTCTTGCCACATACAACAGAAAGTATGAGAAACTATTTGCTCAGATTCCTTACATTCAAGTAGAGAATACAAATATCGAAGCAAATGTCAAGACAACTAATATCGTTCCTGTAGATTCCAATACACAAAATTATCTTTCCTATCAGGAAAGTGTGTATGAGAAGACTTTCTTAAATGAGCAACACTATTTCACTAATCAGAAAGTAGTTGCATCTAGAATCAACGAGACTTTAAATGGAATTAATAATTCTCTAGAGTATACACTTAATTTGAGCTCTAGCAAGTCTTCTCTATCTCCTGTTATTGACTTGAATACAGCTTCTGTAAAACTTGTTTCTAACAGAGTAGAAAATGCTACTGGACAAGAGAAAAGATACGGTAAGAAGTATCAGGAAATTAAGTTCTTACCAACATATCAATTAACTCTTCTTATTATTGGCACACCTGATGATATTATCGAAGGATCTGTATTATCTGGTCAAACCTCTGGTGCTATTGGTTCGATTATTGAATGGGATGGAACATCTGTTGCCGTTGTAAATCTTTCTACCACTTCTAACTTTATTGTAGGAGAATCTATTACTGCTGTACTACCATCAGGCGAAACGATTACTTCTGCTTCTATCTCTATCCAATTAACAGAAGAACTTAATTTTGATTTTAGCGAAGGAAGCACAGTTGTTGCTTACTATCCTTTAGACCTCACCGTTTCTTATGATAATGTTATTAATGGTAAGGTTGTTGAATGGGATTCTAAGGATAAAGTTTTAATTGTTGACAGTCCTTACACCCCATTAAACGATGACTTTACTAGTGAAATTACTGCTGGTAGCGCTTTTGTTAGAAAGGCAGATGCTTCAGAACAAGGACAGGATATCTTTAGAAAAGGAGATGTTATCAAGTCTCTAGATGACAGATACTTAACTGTTGGTCAAATGACCTTTGCTGATGGCGTAGACTACGTGGCAGAGACAAGTTCCAAGAATAGTTCTGCTGCTGCTAAGTATGTAACCAAAGAGGTATTCATCAATAGTCCAGCAACAGCTATTGACACCAGAATCACAGCAAATGTTGTTGATACCGAAGACATTAAAGTTTACTACAAGACTAAGAAATCTTCAAGTCAAGAAAACTTTGATGATCTTAACTGGGTTCCATTTAATGTAGATGGAAATCCAGATAATGATGATCTTGCTACTACAACAAATACAATTTCTGGTAATTATGAATCACAATCATCTTACCAAGAATTTGTATATACGGTAAGTAACTTGGCAGAGTTCTCTTCTTATGCCATTAAGATTGTCATGAAGACTGACGATCCAGCGTATCCACCTAAAGTACAAGATCTAAGAGCAGTAGCTTCTTACTAATATGAATAATTATATTAAAGTAGAGGGTCACGAAAACTTATATCGTGACCCTCGTACTGGTGCCATTATAAACACTGAAACTCCTACAAGAAACACTATTGCAAGTAGGTTCACTACAATCACTACTGACATAAATAACTTAAAAGAAGACGTGTCAGAAATCAAACGTTTACTCAGGCAGCTAATAGAAAATGGCAATTAATCGTAAGGAAGTTTTTAGATCAGACACCTTTGAGCAGCAAAGGGTAAAGATCAATGAGACAGCTAAAGATCTATTTGATATTTCGACTGGTGTAACACCAATTGATAGATTACGTGTTGATCAAGCGATTGTTCCAGCAGCGATTGAAGATTCTGAAGGAAATGTTGGTGAAGAAGGTCAGTTTCTAAAGAAAACTAGAGATGGAAAGATTATTTGGAAATCTCTTTCTATTGAGAACGTTTTATGGGTATCGAAAGACGGTGATGATACTAATGATGGTTTAAGTCAGGAGACAGCAAAGGCATCCATTGGGTCAGCTTTAAGAGCAGCACAAAGAGGATTTAACGGTAAACTATGTGACGCTGCTAATAACATTCTTCTAAACAAAAAACTCATTCAAGATGAAGTTGTAGGAACACTTCTATCCGAGAACAAAGATTATGCCAGAGGCAACAGATGGATTGATGCCTACGATGATATCATTGCTAATAAAGATTTTATCGCTGCCGAAGCAGTAGCAAGAGGACTTGTTGACATCTTAGCAGTAGATCCACTATTTACTATTCCAAATGGTGATCAAGAGTGTATTGATGATGTTAAGTTGTTTGTTGATGCTGTAGCATTTAACGTCAAGTATGATGGCAACAACAGGGTATATGATTTTGCTGAATACTACATTAACTTTACTACCACGATTGATGGCGAGAGAGATGAATCTCAAATCATCTATCAGAAAGCTGCTTATCTGATGATGGAGGTAATGAGACATGATCCTAATATTGTTATTGTAGGAACTCATGGTCTTACTCCAGTTTTCAAACAAGGAGTTATTCTGGATCCTTTAGCAGTAGAGAACTCAAAGGCATGGGATGCTGCTCTACTAATTGACAAAAACTTAGAGTTGATTGCTGCTGAAGCATATGCCAGAATGGCAGCTGATCTTTCTCACACACCTCCTGCTGGAACTACAGAAGCAGATTGTATTGATGATATTAAAGATGTCATCGAAGTTATCAAATACAATATGCTCTACGGTGGCAACGATAAAACATATGATGCTGCTAACGTATACTCTACAAGTATTTTCGAAGGTGTAAATGTTGGAGATATTATTGATGATGAGCGTGATGAAACCAAGTATGCTTTCCTTGAGGCACAATATCTAATCTGGGATATTATTGGACAGAGAGATATTTCTGCTGAGATTGTTGGTACTCATGGATTTACTCAGTATATTAGCGATAAGATTATCTTAGATCCTCTTGCTCTTATTGGTAACAATGAGGCAGATGCTTACAGAACAATCGAAGCAAACAAAGACTTCATTGCCGCCGAAGCATATGACCGTATGTTGGTTGACTTCCCCGGATTTGCACCTGTTGGCGCTGGTACTACACCACAAGATTGTATTGATGACGTAAAAGATATTCTTTCCGCTATTCAATATAACTTAGTCTATGGCGGCAACGACAGAGTATATGATGCTGCTAACGTTTATGTAACTGGAGAGTTCCCACCAGGAACCCCTGTTACAACTCTACAAAATGAGGAAAGAGAAGAAGCTGCTAAGGTATTTGAATATGCTTCTTTAGTAGCAATCGATGTGATGAGAAATATTGCTGTTACTCCAGTAAGCGGAACTAACAATACATTCACCCAAGCAATCAATCCAGATATCCAACCAGATCTTGCCGATCCTGATTGTGCTGTTGTTGCTTCAACTATTGACTCTCTAATGCAAATTGTCATTGGAGCGGTTTGGGATGGCATTGATGAGTTAAATGGTGCTGGTTCTATTGCTGTCCCCAGAACAGAGCCAACTCCCGCTGTAGCATATGGAGAAGGATGTTCTGACATTGGATTTACCATTGCTAACCTATTCGAACTTGTCCTCCTTGGTGTCGGTGATGACACTAGTGGTGCTGGAGATATTACTGGTATTACTAGAACAACACCACCTGTAGCGACAGAGTACGGCAAAGGATGCTATGACGTTGCCTCTGCTATCTGGTCTCTTTCCGAGATTTACTTCCAAGCAATCGGAACTGATGCTGGTGGTGTTGGTAACTTAGATGGCATTACTAGAACTAGCAACAACCGTTTCGTATTCCCAGATTCTCCTGCTGAGTCTGGTAGATGGAAAGATGCCAGAAACTTAATCTATGCCAACATGGATGAGATTCAGGACAGAGCACTCTCCGAGATTGCTTTGGAGTATCCTGATTTCTACTTCCCCAATGACAATCAAACAAATAGATTCTCAAGATATAAGGATTCACATCGTCTCATCCAACAAAACCGTAGAGAGATTGTAGACACATCTCTTGCTGAGATTGCTTTGACTTCCGAAACAGCAGCTGACGGTACAAACTTCTCTTATCCAGGAGATCCTGTAGAGACACCACAGTCAAGATATAAAGATGCATATCGTCTAGTTCAAAAGAACCGTACTACAATTATTAATCTTGCTTATGATGATATGGCGGTATCACCTCCTGGTCCTGTTGGCAATCCCAATAAATGTAAGCGTGACCTAGGATACTTTGTTGATGCTATTTCCTTAGATATGTTCTTGGGTAGTGCTGTACGTTATACCAGAGAATATCTATTACAGTATTATGATTCAAACAATGAATTTAAGTTAAACGGATTAGAAGGAGAAGAACAAGCAACTATTATTTGCTTCAATAATATCGAAGCTATCATGGAAGCTGCTATTAGTAACCAAACTTCTGCTACTCTAACTAATGGTACGTACACACTAACCACAGAAGCAACCAGCTATGGCGAGACATGGTATCAAGATTTAAACATTAAAGTCGGAAACCCAACTTACAATGCCGGAAATGAAGCTGGCGATACTGCCACAAATACAGACGTTAACTCCTGTGCTGATGTAAGATCTACAGTCAATACTTTAATTACATTAGCAAGAGATGTTCTTAGTGCTGAGATTGCCTCAAGAGATAGTGGATTTGCTGTTATTCCTGAAGTAGACAATGTTCCTCAAGGTAAGTATCAAGATGCTTCGAACCTTGTATTTGCTAACAAGAATGAAATTGCTGATAGAGCATTAGCAGCAATTGCTATTGCTAATCCAAACTTTGTATTCCCTGGTGATCCAGCAAGCAATGTAGAAAACTATCGTTACTATGATGGTTATCGTTTAATCATCGGTAATTTTGGAGACATTCAGAACGAGACTTATGCTAACACAGCATCAGAAATTACAAACAATCCAGCTGAGTATCCGGAGTTTCATGCTGGTGCTGGGGTTGCAGATAACCTTGCTGCTATCGAAACTAAGTGCCGTAGAGACATTGGTTATTTTGTCAATGCTGTTGCTCTAGATATCTTCACCAGAGGCAACAGATATTCCAGAGAGTTTGCTTTAAAATACTTTGATGAATATGGTGTAAGACTAGCAGAACTAAGTGACGAAGAGCAAAAAGCATCTGTGTTTGCTTGGAACTTTGCTGGCAATCTAATGAGATTGTCTGTTTCTAACCAATACCTCTTTACAGATCCTTCTGTTGTAGTAGGTCCTACTGTATTTGGTGGATCTGGTGGCGATGTTCCTAATACAGATCCCACTGCTTGTTCTGATGTTCAGTCGGCAGTTGACTCTCTTGTAACAATGATTGTTGACGTGTTTGAGAACGATGATGTAGATCTTCTACCTTATCTAAACAACGGTCAGTACAATGCTGGTGCTGGTAAGTGTAAGCGTGATATTGGATACTTAGTTGATGCTGTTTCTTCTGATCTATACAACGAAGCTAACATCAAGTCTGTACAAAATGCTCTCGCTTACTTCCCTGGTGGTGTCTACAATGACATCGGAGAAGAGGCAGAATCAGTAGTTGCTTTCCAAGAAGCTGCTGATCAAATGGAGTTAGCAGTAACTAACAATCTATTCAAGCAAGATCTAACGATTCTCAATGACGGCGGAGTCAACAACCAAGATCCAACTAACTGTGCTGATGTAAGAGCAACTATTCAAACTCTGGTTAGTTTGACTAAGGATGCTATCAACACAGCAATTACAGATCCTGTAGTAGCATATAATACTTTAAATGCTACTCCTCTCAACTACGGCAACCCTGTTGCTAACGAGTCTAAGTGTGGAAGAGACATTGGTTATTTTGTGGATGCCATTTCTCTAGATATCTTCCTAGGTGCTGGTAATACTTACTCTCGTAAACTTGCTCAAAATTATTTCATTACTCCTGATGTCCCCATCTATCCAGGATTAATTGGCGAAGAATCTCAGTCAGTAACTGGATTTAATAAAGCAAGGGATATGATGCAGAAGGCAGTAACTAACCAGTTATATGTCAAAGATTTAACTATCTCTGCTGGTCCTGCTACTTTTGCTGAAAAGATTATTGGTTTAGATAGAGTCAGCAACGTTGCAACTGTCACCACTTCTGTAGATCATGATTTGGAAACTAACGATGTTGTTAGCATTGTTGGCACTGGAACAGCATTTGACGCTGCTGATCGTACAATCATTGTCACTGGTGTTAATACATTTACATATACTAATGCTGGCGCAAATGAAAGTTTATCTGGTAGTAATTTAGGCACAGTTATCAGACCTGTTCTTGAGTCTGGCAATGAAGATTCTTGTGTAGATGTACAGTCATCTATTGCTTCGCTAACTGCTATCATCACCGATTCCATCACTGCTGGTAACTTAAATAGCTTACCAGTAGAAACAAAGTTCCGCGAGGATCGTTTTGACGATGCTGCTAATCTAATCGGTCTTAACAAGAATGAAATCCTAGATAGATCACTAGCACAGATTGCTATTGAGCATCCAGATTATGTTTTCCAAGGTGATGATACATCTACACTTAACAGCAGATTCTTCGATTCATATCGCCTTATCATTAATAACAAGGCACTCATTACCGATGACGCTTTTGATGCTGCTGCTGCTAACCCACTCTATGCTGCTTTCTTCACTGCCCTAACATCAACACAGATTGATAAGTGTAAGAGAGACACTGGATATTTCATCGATGCTGTATCTTTAGATGTCTTCACTCAAGGCAACAGATACATTAGATATAACACAGAATATTATTTTGATGCCGATGGAAAGTTTATCCCAAATATTTTCCATCCATCTGGTGCTACTGAAGAGTCTCTGTTTGTATTCAGATGTGCTGCTGAGTTGATGAAGGCATCTATTACAAACCAAGATTCCTTTACATTCACAGAAGACCTAGCAGGTGGTGCTGCTTATCTAACTGCTGATCTATCAGGATATTATAAAGATTTAACTCTCACGCCAGATCCTGTTACTAAGAGTAATATCGATCCATTATCATGTGCTAATGTCAGAACACTGATTGACAATCTAACCGCCATTAAGGTAGACGAAATTACTGCTGGAGCTGCTGATGTTAATTACACATTAAATCTCCCTGGTCTAGATGAAGGCGTATTCTTAGATACAGATTCTCTCCTCACTCCAGGTGGTAAGACATGCCGTAGAGATATTGGATTCATTGTCGATGCTGTAATGGCAGACCTCAAGGGAAGAAAGAATACCAGCAGTATTGAAGCTGCTGTATCTTATCTAACCGAAGCAGGAGATGCTTTAATTGATGTTATCGCTGCCGAAGTTCCTCAGACGCTCACCGCTTTCAATAAAGCAGCGGTAGTAATGAAGGACGCTATTCAAAATGTTCTTTATAAGAGAGACCTTACCGTTACAGATGACGGACAGGTTTATCCAAATAAGTGTCAAGATGTTCAAACAGAGATTGATGCTTTGGTTGCTATCGTTACTACTACTTTATCAGATGGAAATAACACCAACCTACCATCTGTATCAGCAGGATCTCCTGGGGTAAATGAAGTCAAGTGCCGTAGAGATATTGGTTATGTAGCAAGAGCAATTGCTGAAGACTTGTATTGTGGCGGTAACATCCACACAATTACAGTTGCCAGAGCATACTTTGATACCGAGGGAACCTTCTTGCCTAACGGACTCTTTGAAGAGGAAGTACAATCTATTGTTGCTTTCAAGGCAGCTGCTAAGTGGGCAAAGAAAGCTCTTACAAACCAACTATACACTAAAGATTTAGAACTATTCCGTGGTCCTGAAGAGTATGGTCTAAACTTTGTAGCAAGAGATTATACTAAGTCTGGTTCTGACAAGGTTTGTGTTGATGTTCAGTATGCTGTTGATAACCTATCCGCTATTCTAGAAAAAGTACTTACAGATAAGAGTCTAGCTTATCTAGATACAGTTAAGGAAAATAGAGGCAGAACAGGTTGGAAGAAGACTGAATCACTATGCTTCCGTGATACTGGATACATTGTTGTAGGAATTGCTACTGACCTCAAGGTTGGTGGTAACGTTAACACAACTGATATTGCCAATTTCTACTTCGACAACAAGACAGGTAAGTTGATTTACATTGATGGCGAACTAGAGCAGTCCATCCTTGCTTATCGTACTGCTAGAGACATCATGAAGAAAGCAGCAAATCAATGGATTGTTTCTGCTTCTAATGATCTATATGAACCCAAGTATAGTTTCGAACCACTTTACACTGATCCAGAAGTAATTCCTGACTTCGACTACCCATATTGTCAAGACGTTCTATCATCAATTGATAACTACTGGAACATCATTGAAGATATGCTAATTTACGATGGTCCTTTCTCTGTACCAGCACAGTTACCATCCTTCAAAACAACTGTGTTTGTTAAGTCTGGTGTATACACCGAGCAGACTCCTATTACCTTACCTCCAAACACAGGTATCTTTGGTGATAACCTCCGTGATGTTAGCATCTATCCAGATGATCCTACTAAGAATCTAATCTACTGTGAGAATGGTGGATACATTACGAACGTTACATTCTCGGGTCACCTAGCACCATCTTACACTTGTTCTTTCCCCAAAGTTAAGATTGGAGATAACTTCACTAAGACCGGTAGTGGTGTTAAGGGATCTTATGAGATTACCCTCGATAATACCCAGGGTATTAAAGAAAGAATGTATGTTCTTGGCAATGGTGTAGCAACTGCAGCAGTTGTCCAAAAGATCCAGGACAAGGTAATTACTTTAAGCACTGCTAATGGTGCTGACTTTACTGATCAAGAACTAACCTTCGAATACTATATTGGAACTGCTGGTAATATTACTAGATCTCCATATGTACAGAACTGTACCTCTCTAACTACTACAGGTAGTGGTTTGATTGTGGATGGTAACCTTGCTGAGGGAACAGCTTCCTTCGTTCTTGACTCTTATACACAGTACAACCAAGGTGGAGACGGTATTGTTATTGTCAACGGAGGATACACTCAGTTAGTTTCTATCTTCGAGATTTGTTGTGACCGTGCTGTGTATCTAACTGCTGGTTCTACATGCTCGATTACAAACTCCAACACTGACTTTGGTAACTTTGGTCTAGTCGCTGATGGTGTTGGACCTTTACAATACACTTGTAAAGTAGATGGAACACAAGCTCCTGGCGCTGAGTTTAATCTCAAGGATCTTCCAAGAGAACCATACGTAGGTCAGGGAATTACAATTGGCAATAACGGCAAACCTTATTACTTTGTTCAGACGATAAATATAACTGACGGTGGAACTGGTTACACCAGTTCTCCTAGTGTTGTAATTGATTCTCCAACAGGTCCAAGCGGTATTCCCGCTCAAGCTATTGCTACCGTTGAAAATGGTTCAGTTACCGAGATTACCATTGTTTCCAGTGGTTCTCAGTTTATTGATCCACCTAACGTTCAATTAATTGGTGGTGGCGGTGTTGGAGCAGTAGCGGTTCCAGAAATGTATCCGCAATACTACAGTATCCTAACTTCTACCGATGTGGTAGATGGTAAAGCAACCATCACAACTGATGAAAACATTGCTTTTACCTTGAATGATGGCGACGAGGTTTACTTCTTCCAGTTAACTAAGATTATCGCCAACTCTCATTGTATGGAATATGTAGGAGCTGGAACTAAGATTCAAGAAGCTATCCCTGCTCGGGGTGGTGTTCCTATTCAGACAAGAGAGGTTGTTGAACTTAACGGTGGTAAAGTTGCTTTCACTAGTACCGACCACCTAGGTAACTTTAGAATCGGTCAGGGTCTACAGATTAACCAGAACACTGGTACGTTGTCTGGAGATTCATTCCAAAGATCGCTCTTCGTTACAGTAACCCCCTTCATTCTCGCCCTATCATAACTAAAAAACAATGGCTGGTTTACCCCTAAATAATTTTAAAACAATTACATCAGTAGTAAATACCGTAGAGCAAACTGTTTATACAGCACCTCTTGGATTTAAGTCTGTATTCTTATTAGCACAGATTACAAATACCGGTGACACTAATGAGCAGGTATCATTCAAATTCGGAAGAGGTGGAATTGAAACCGATATTGTTTCAAACTTCACTATTCCTCCAAATGATACCTTGAATTTATTAACTGGTAAATTGGTGTTAGAGACTGACGACTACATTAAAGTAGTTGGATCAGACAATAACCTTGACCCCAATGATCTACAGTTTATTGCAAGTATTCTAGAAACATCCGCTTGATATAATTAAATGTCCGAGATTAGCAGACTCCTTAGTAATAGAGTAAAGGTCAAATCCCCTGTAGATCCTTCTTTGGGTGATGATCGATACGAATATTTGGCGCTCGAAGAAGCTGAACCGAACTTGGATGCGCCTCCTGGTCCTCCACCAGAAGGAAAAGTTTATGTTTTAAAATCGGATGAAAATGGTCTTAGAGAATGGCTTTTAATTGATGAAGGCGGACAAGGTATTCAGGGTATTCAAGGTGAGCAAGCAGCTCAGGGTACTCAGGGTATCCAGGGTGATGGTGAACAAGGTGTTCAAGGTCTTCAGGGTGTTCAAGGCGAAGGTAATCAGGGTGTTCAGGGTATCCAGGGCGATGGTATTCAGGGTGCTGATGGTAAGTCTGTAAACATTATTGGATCTGTTCTAAACGTTAATGCGACTTACAACGGTGGTCTCGGAGGACCTAATGATCCCGAAGGATTATTGTCCTTTGAATTCCCAGCTGCCGTTATTGGCGATGGTGTTATTGATGAATTAACCGGAGAGCTTTGGGTATATGACGGTGTTACTTGGGTCAATGTAGGACAAATTGTAGGTCCTCAAGGTGTCCAAGGTGCTGATGGTGCTCAAGGCGACCAAGGTATCCAGGGTAATGATGGTAACCAAGGTAAACAAGGTATCCAAGGTGATCTAGGTATTCAGGGTGACCAAGGTATTCAAGGTTTCCAGGGTTCTCAAGGAACTAAGGGTGATCAAGGAGACCAAGGTCAGCAAGGTGTTCAGGGCATCCAGGGCGATCAAGGTGTACAGGGTGATCAAGGTATTCAGGGTGATCAAGGTATTCAAGGTGTTCAGGGAGCCCAAGGTAGAACTGGTAACCAAGGTGAACAAGGTATTCAAGGTGAACAAGGTATTCAGGGTGGACAAGGTGTTGGCGACCAGGGAACTCAGGGTCTCCAAGGTCCACAAGCTAGTCAGGGTATTCAAGGCGAACAAGGTATCCAGGGGGCGGGAGACCAAGGTATTCAGGGTATCCAAGGCGAAGATGGTCCCCAAGGTCAGCAAGGTATCCAAGGCGACGATGGAGTCCAGGGAGAACAAGGCATCCAAGGCGAAGATGGTCCTCAAGGCGAACAAGGTGTCCAGGGTGTCCAGGGTGATGAAGGTCAACAGGGTGAACAGGGTATCCAGGGTGATCAAGGTATTCAGGGTGACCAAGGTATCCAGGGTGATCTAGGTATTCAGGGTGAACAAGGTGTTCAGGGAGAAAGGGGATCTCAAGGATTAAGAGGTAACCAAGGCGAACAAGGAGTACAAGGAACTGAAGGAGAAAGGGGAATCCAGGGCGTCCAAGGTACAGTTGGTGTTAAAGGTAACCAAGGTCAGCAAGGTGTTCAGGGCATCCAGGGCGATCAAGGTGTACAGGGCGATCAAGGCATCCAAGGAATACAGGGCGATCAAGGCATCCAAGGAGACCAGGGCGTCCAGGGTGATCAAGGTATCCAAGGTGAT